TTGAAATGATCCCTACAATGTGTATTAAAATGTTGATTTACTTTACATTACATCTGCTCTATGTATAGAAAATCAGAGAAACTTTACACAATCATTTTGGGGTGACCTTATCAAATTACTATAGGGAAGTATACAACTCTCTAATAAGATAATTATAGATTCTTCTCAACTGCATTCGTCCGTATATTGTCACGTTGTATTGTTGTTTGGTATACTTACCTCTTTTTGTTTGACGTTCTATAAAACCCTCGTTTAAAAGTTTCTTGTGTTCTCTATAGAATTGATGTGGATTTGTAGACTTAACCAATTCCATTTTGTCAAGTAGTTTTAACGTTGGCTTTATCTCATAGTATGTGAAATCCGAATGGCATTCAGACTCTACTATTCCGACTGCTAAGAAGATATAAATTGTCTTTGGTGTGAAGTCATTGTCAAGACTCTTTAAGTACTTGTGTATAGACTTTTGATGGCTGAACAACTCTCGTAATTTGTTACCGACTTTCATGTGTTAATTGTTTTTAATTGGTTTGCTTCATTGTATTACTCCATCTCTTTATGGACGTTGAAATTATTTCTTTAGGTCTGAATTTGTTGCATCGTTTCCCTTTTTCGTATGCTTTAGGACAAAAATGTCCAAACACCTGGACAAGTCATATTGTATCGTGCTGATTATGAACGTGTTATAGGTAGAGTTGCTAGTCCTAAGTGGACTAAATCCCATTTCAGAAACCTTTTTTTGCACCCTACCCACTTGCCAAAATCCACTTCCCTTTTTGCGTTCGGTACACCATTGTATATGTATTAACCCACAAAAACACCTACAATGACATTCTGAGCAAATCTAAGCAATTTTAATCTAAATTATATAGTAATATTCCGGAGCGTTTTTTATAGTGCCTTAGATCCTTTAAAAAAAGAATGCAACTACTAAAAAGATGTATTATATTAATTTAATTTATAATACTAGTATATTATATATTATATATATATATTATATATTATATAGGCTAGCCATTTTGTCTACCCATGCTAGCCAATGTGTCCATCAGTGGATATCTCTGTGAATTACTTGTCATACATTTTGAGTGAACAATCGTTCATTGTTTTTATATTGCAACCAGATGGATATGATTGGTCAAAAAATAGCGGTTAAGATCACAAAGAAATATAATGACGAAGTTGAGTTTTCTACAGGAAAACTTTATTTAGATGTTACTTGGAGTCCGGAAGAGCACGTTACCATATGCGGAAGTGTCGTGGCTTTACCTAGAGGGGAATGGTGTAAAAATACAAGAGGACAGTTTTTGAAGCAAGAATTGCAGTTAGACGACTTAGTCTACTTCAACTACTTGACAGTGCAGGAGGACAATCTAGTATTTGGCGAAAAAGACATTTATTTAGTTGATTTAGAAGAATGCTTCTGTTTTTTAAGAGGCGGAGTTTTAACCGCTATTTCCAATCATGTATTAATTGAGCCTATTATGATCGAGGAGAAGATTGGTTCTATTTACGTAGGGGTACCCACTCGTAGTGAAGTTGAGGGTAACCTATGTTTTATAGGTACACCCACTCTTGGAGAGGACAAACTAGGTTTAATTAGCGGAGACACTGTACGATTTCATGAAAGGAATGCATTTCTTAATACAATCGAGGGTAAGGATTATTACGTAATGAAACAAGACGATATATTAGGAAAGATTCTAAATGGAGGAGATCTATAAAATACCTCAGTGTATTTTTGAACACGCAAGATTATACGTTGACACTCGTGTCATGGCAAACCGAGACCATTACAAAAAACTTTATTGGAAGTCTAGAAGTTACAAGTACAAACACCCTATTTTATTTGATGAGCCGGTAGACAATGAGTTCTACACAGACTTCAAAGGGATATTGGGAGAACTTTTAGTAAGGCATCATTTTGATTTAAAAGGGGTTAATTATACAACCTCAGCATTTGTTAAAGAGAAAGGTGTTAGTGACCCAGATTTAATTGTAGACGGGAAAAAGATTGATGTTAAAGGTTGTGAAAGATCTTTAAAGGTAAATATGTTCACAATAGATAAGTTGGAAGTAGACTTTGTATTGTTTGTATTATTCTTATCTGATCGGAGGTATATCTTAAAACAGTTTGAAAAGGAAGAGATAAAGGATTGGAATGTTGTTACTATCAATGAAAGAAATAAGTACTATGAATTTAAGATTGATAAGCGACAGTATAGATATGTCACCCCCGATACAGTTACAACTTAAATTTTTGTCAACAGTTAAAGCAACATTAATCAAAAAATGTAAACACACATGTTTACTATAAAATGTAAAATAATATGATAGAGTCGTTAGGATGGATTATGATCGCTGTAATTATTACAGTATTTAGTAAGCAGGTAGCAAAAATATTCTTCCCAGAAGATTGGAAATAGAAGTTATGTTAGAAAGAATTTTAGATAATTATAGTGAAGAAGAAATACTAATCGCTGACGGTTTTGACGATGCTGTGATAGGTATTGAAGAAAACTCAATGAGACTTATTTATTCAGTTCACTTATGTATTGAGATACTTAAAGATGAAATGAATGAGATTGATGCGATGGAATACTTTACATACAATGTAAGTGGAGGTTATGTGGGTGAGAAGACTCCTATATGGTGTTGGGATATATAAATACCCCCAAATAAAAATTTTTTAAAAATGAGTAGACTAAAAAGAAAGCCAGACGAAACATTAAACGAGTGGATCAACAGAATAAGTAATAAGAAGAAGGAGTACACCCTAAAGGACTCTGATATTCTTTTATTGACTATGATAGGTGCGGTGTTGATTTTTGTTGTCATTATTGAAATCGTTAATTTATGATTAAAGACTTTTTAAAGCGTCTAGTAAAAACACGAAGACTTACCCCCATAGAAAAAATTTCCCAACGACTGGGATACATGGGAACAGCGTTTATTATGATATCACCCTATCTGTTAAAGTACGACAGCATGGGAGCGATTACATATGTAATAGGTGGCATCTTATCTCTACCCCAAGTTTTTGTAGCCAAGCAATGGAATATAGTTGCTGTCAATTTGAATGTTATTCTTGGTTACCTAATATATTTAATTACACAATGAAAAATCACACAAAGGTATATCACGATGCGTTTTGTCTAGATCCAGGAGATTGGATTGGATGCGAAGTATGTGATAGAACTGCTGTAGATATTCATCATATAAACCCCAGAGGTATGGGAGGGTCAAATAAAAAGGACACCCCAGAAAATCTACAAGCGTTATGTAGAGAATGTCACAGTTACTTTGGAGATAAAAAACAATTTAAAAGAATGCTAACAACTATGCACCATGAAAGACTCAAGCAAATCTATAAAACCTGGAACTCAAACTAGTATACCTGTTGAAAAATTGACTAAAGAAGAGATAATGCTCTTAATATTATCACTTAAGTTAGAACACCCATATCATCCTAGTATACCTGGACTACAAAATTTATTAGATAGTTTATTATAGATTACTTACTGCTCGTTCGATCTTATCTATAACAGTAATTTTAACACCATAAAGTTCTGGTGCATTTGAATTTTCTAATGCAGCCATTACATCTAATAGTACTTCTATTTTTCTTATTGCTAATACATCAACGGTTTGTTGATCTGTTATAGAAACTATTTGATCTGCCATATTATTCTTCTTTTTTGATTTTCTTAATTTGTTTGATCATTTCTTTTGATGGTTTTTTACCTGATCCTTTATTCTTACGAATATTATCGTAAAGACCTCTTTGAGAGTAACTACCATCCGCACGTTTTATCATATTACTCATACAGTTTTATTTATGAGCCGCATCCAACACAGTCGATGTATGAATCTGTTGGTTTAACTCCGTTAATCTTCATTTTTATATTATGAATCTTATCCGCTATTTCCATTTGCTCCCCAAAATCAGAAGTCATAGATTTCAATATTTCTAATTCTTCTACTTGTTTATTTAATTCTTGACTCATATTTATTTTTTATTAAGAACCTGAATCAATACCCTTATCAATTACTTCTAATATATGTCTAAATGTACCTTTTTCTTGTTCTCCGGTTACATCGGTTCCATTTAAAAGAAGTCTAAAATGATCCTTTTTTGTTGTTTTTCTTAATTCTATAGTATTACTCATGCTAAATTGGTGTTTGTTTTTTTTAATCTACTTTTTTCTTTTCTGCTTTTATTTATTTTAGAAGGTTCGAAACCAACTATTTTACCGTTTTTATGAGATGCATCTAAACCATCACCATTCCCATATGTACCCCTCTTACGATTGTACTTATTAAGAAGTGCTCTATATCTTATCATAGCGGGAGATGACTGAAACTTCTTATATTCTGCTTTGTAGTCTCTTTTGGCTGCCATGCTTATTTACACTTCTTACATTTACTGTATGGTTTGCCACACTTACATTTCTTTTTAATTTTTGAATATGCCATGATTAATTTTTTTTAGATTTTTTAATTTCTTTAACCTTCTTTACTGTATCAACAGTCTCTTTAACTTCGTTTGCTACAGTATTTGCGGTATTAACAACAGCCTTTTTTGCTTTTCTTAATATTTTACCAATTTTAGAAGGTGTCCTGTTTTCTCTATAATCTTTTTTGATTTTAGATTGTTTGATTCTTCTTTCAAGATTCATGGCTTTATCTTCTTTACCCATTTTTCGTAGGTATGCAATTTTTTCCTTGAGTCTTTTGATTTTTTCTTCATCCATAATTTTATCTATGTTTATTTACAATTTCTTGAATTTGTGCTCTTTTAATAGTTGGAACTAATGATAGACCTGCTTGATACTTGTAAATAATTTTACCGTTATTAGTAATAAAAACAGCAGGAACAGATTTAATTTTTTCTTTAAAAACATCTGGTTGATCTTCTAAATATCCATATACATATTTACAACCTCTTAAATCATCTAGGTTTTTTATCGTATTCCTTTCATTCCACTCAGAGTTTATTTGATAAACTACAATTTTACTAATAATCTTGCTTTTAACTATATTACTTTTTACGGAGTTAGAGTTTAAGGGGAAGAATAGCAATAAAATGCTAAAGAATACATTTTTCATAATAAATTATTTTTTTATACTAAGTTCATATAATCTTTCCTCTATTAGATCCAACTTCTTACCATTTTCTAGTACTTGAGCACCTGTATTCATTATTTGCTCTCTTACTAACTGATCTTTTAAGTCGTATTCTGATCTTGTTATTGGAGGTTTAGGCAGTTCTTTCGCTAAAGCAATATCTGCTTTTAAAGTGAAAAACACTGTTGCAAGACTCATAACAAACCCAATTATAATTCCAATAGTCTTTAAGTCAAGTTTTACCTCTGTTGATTCACTGATTTTCTGTGTCATATTTTCTTTTACCATGTTTTACAAGCCCAGTATCTTGCTTTCCATCTTGGACCTGGGTTATCGCATTTATGTCTAGCCCTGAAAGATTTTCTTCTGCTAGGGATGTTTTTTTTAATTTTCATGTTAGGATCACCAAAGTGAACGACAGTAACCTTTCCGTTAGGTTTTTTCACGTAAACCTTACTTTTTTTTGCTGCTCGTTCCGACTTCATAATTTTATTAAGCGTAACGTTCTTACCTTGATACAATGCCATGTCAATGTATTAAAGGGTAAATATAATTGTTACCTATAAAAATGGACTAAAAATTCAGTACCCAAAATAGTGTGGTAAAAGTGGATTGTAAAATTTGACAACCCCTCAAGATAATTGATATATTTTTACGCAAAACCAACAATATGTCTTTATCCGAAATCTTCAATTCTGAAGACTTTAGTAAGATGATCTTTAATCCTTTTAAGGTTCGAGGTTCATTGAAAAAAAAGTATCCAAAGATGAAAATGTTTAGTACATTTCAAACTGCTGAGGATCAGTTAATTGCGTATGTGCTCTACATGTACGACCAGAATACTCCACTAAAAGAACAGTTCCCAGATTTAAAAATAAGAAAAGAGCAAGCAGCAGAGTTGTCAGGATATAATTTGACAAAGGATGCAGAGGCATTAAATCAAATATTTTTCTTTACCAACTCTAAATTAGTTGAGATGGTTGATGAATTTCTTAGAAAACAAAATAATAGAATTTGGTCAATGATAGTTTCTAATGAGCAAACTTTTTTTGAATATCAGACTAAATTATTAAGTCCTGTTGAAGGAGAAAGAGATAAAGATATACTACAGGCTTTGCAAATAAAGTCTAAGATAATGGATGACTTAAATACTATAAACGACAGGTTAGATTCTTACTACATGAAACTTTATGGAGAGGATCAAGAGTTGTTAAAAACTATAAAAGCAGATAAAAGATTAACTCCAGAATTTATAGCCAATTTATGACAGTAAATATACAAGGAGTAGATTTTACATTGCCTCCAAAAGGGGAGGTTTATAATGTTATATCTAAGGAGTTTGAGAAAAGACCTATTATAACTAGTGCATCTAAAAAGGTAGATCAAGTTTGGATTAGGACTACACTCCCCGAAAGTTATAACTATAAGAGAAAAGAGGAATTAATTAGACAGGCTGAAGATAAAGATTACTTTGACGTAGAGTTAGAAAACTTTAGATCACAGGAGTGGGATAGAAGACTGAATGGTGTGTGGTTTATGAATAATGGTAAGGCTGAATATCTTACAGGAATGCATTACTTATTTTTAAACTGGTGGAAAATTGATATTGGATATCCAAGTTTCAGGAAAGTAGATCAAGAATACTTTTATTTTTTACAGGCTACTATAGACGATCCTAACTCTTTAGGAATGATAGAGTTAACAAAACGTAGACAGGGTAAGACAGTAAGAGCAGGTGTGTTTATGTTTGACCTTATATCAAGATCTAAAAATAAAAACGGTGGGATACAGTCCAAAACTGCAAGTGATGCTAAAAACAATGTTTTTGCAAAGTCTATAGTAGGACCTTTTAAGAAACTACCAGACTTTTTTAGACCAGTATATGATCAGTCAAAAGGGGTCACCCCAACATCGGAATTAAGATTTTATAGAACTACAAAAAGAGGAAAGAAATCGTTAGAAGATTTAGGTAAACCAGAACTTGAAAGCCAAATAGATTGGAAGAGTTCAGAAAAATATGGATATGATGGAACAAAATTACACAGATACCTTGGTGACGAGGTTGGAAAAACTATGGAAGTGGATGTCTGGGAAAGGCATAACGTTGTACGTTTCTGTTCGGAACTGGATGGTGAGTATATTGGAAAATTACTTTACACAACCACTGTTGAGGAAATGGAATCAGGTGGTGAGTCATTTAAAAGACTTTGGGACAACAGTAATCAAGAAGATAGAAATGTTCATGGTAGAACTCCCAGTGGATTATTTCGATTCTTTACTCCCTCATATAAAACCTTATACTTCGATAAATATGGTCATGCAGATGAAGAACGTGCTAAGGACTATTATTTGGCTGAACGTGCAAATC